TTAGGTGATCCGCTTCCGACCATTTGAAGAACCTGTTGCAGTATGTTCGGGTTGCTTGCCATCTTCTGCGCCTGTTTCATCGCTTTCTGCAAGTCCTGTTGATTTGAGTTGTTCGGAAATAGCGTGCTGGACATTCTCTATAGACCTCCGCAGTTCATCAAATTCGGAACGGGTAATTACATCATTAGGAGTAGGAATTTTGACAAGATCGAACGTATATTTTATTCTTGACTTGCCCATGAAATCCCCTTCATTGGTTACGATGTACACCCGGTCGGTCTGGTCATCGAAGACTGCCGCTGTTGATTCGGGTGGTAACTTCATTTCTGTTGCTCCGCTTGCACCGGAACAATGCAACAGGCTGATCGGTCTCTGCATCGGATTATAATATGGGGGATAGTACATATCATTTCTTGCCATAATTCCCACCTCCTGAGTGCATTTTAGGATTCTGAGCGCATTAGTCATGCGTGCAAATCGTCCATTTTGACACGGAATATCGTGTCAAGAATCAAAAGAGAGGGGGAATTTTTATATGAGCAGAATGGTATCTGATGCATTAGTTGGGATACTGCATAAATCAAGGGTTTCAGCCGGCATCAGTCAGAGAAGTTTAGCAAAATCTATGCATCACTCTGTTTCAACTATCCAATCGTGGGAATACGGAACCGCGAACCCACCGTTTGAAGATGTGGTTGAATGGCTTGATATGTGCGGTGTAAACCCTCTCAGATACTATCTTGAATACCTTCATCCAGATCCGGATTCTAGTGAAAGCACAAAGGCTTCTGTGCAGTATATCCGCGATGCTGTTGTCCAGTATTTTAAGAACGTAGCTCCGGATTCGGAAATAAGAAGGCTTGCGTTCTGTTTGTTTGGTGGAACTGGTTCGTCATGGAACGGGCAAATTGATGAGCTGTGTGCACTGAACCACTTACAAATCAAAGAGAGAATTGATGTTGCAGAGCTGATCTACAGCAAGTATACTGTGGCTAATTCAACGGGAAGCATTCGTCAACCGGATGCTATTCTTCCAGACATAAAGAACTTTCGTGCAGCTATTGATTCATGCTACAAGGCTGTTGCAGACGGAAAAGACGAGTACACAGTGTAGAAACAAAAAGAGCACCCCACCGGTTTCCCAGTGAGGTGTTCTTTTTTTAATATGGATTCTTCCAATTCTTGTTGGCAAATGCGCTGAACATTGCTCGTTTCTGTGCTGCTGTGAGGTTCTGACTGTTGATGTAGTCCACAACCTCTTTCTTTTTCAGATTGCCGTTTCTGTCTGAATCCATCGTCTGATAGATAAGTTTGAAGTTTTCCTCAGACTTGCTAAGTCCCGGAATCTTTGCAGATGAGTATTTACTGTAGCGACTTTCGTAGTTCCTGTTAGCCCAATAGCCGGCATTTACTACGGCGCTGTCAGCAGATTCACCTTTTTTGATTGCGGCGATAGCCTTGTCCTTGTTCTTTCGCACTTCCGAAAGTTTACTGGACATATCCGGAACAGTTTCGGTGCTTTTCGTGCTTGCCTTCGTGGATGCCTTCGGAAGCCCAACTTCATCAGGGCCGGGAATCGCAACAGCCTTGCCTGTTCCGGTCTTTGTTGTGTTCTTGTTCTGGTATACCCACTTCCCACTCTGCTTCTTATATATTCCGCTCTGATATTCGGATGCCTGAGAAGCAAGCTCTTTTGCCTGCGCCGGATCTTTCTTTTCAACCGCATTCAAGTAGTCGATTACGTTGTCAATCGAAGCCTTGCCTTCGCTGTTGCTTGCCTGTACTGCACTTGTGAAAGAACTCTTTTCGGATGATCCAATCATGGAATCAATAACCGCTTTTGCTCCACCACTCTTATAAGCTTCTGAGAGTTTGGAATTGCTTGAGGAAGCACTTCCACCGTATTCTGCCGCAGTGTTCGACTTAGAGAATTTATAGATCTTCTGAAGGATATCTGCCTTGTCTGTATCACTCAGATCGTCATAGTTTCCGCTTGTAAGAAGCTCTTTTGCAAGCTCTGCGCTCGTTGTTCCCTTGTCGATCTGGTACTGTGTCCAATCCTTTTCTGGCAGCTTTTCTCCGCCAATCTTAGCTTCACTCGTGGCCGTATACGGGAACAGGTTGTCCGCATCTTCCGCAGACATTTCCCCATTGGAAACAAGGCGTTCTTTTAAATCTCTGATCTTGTTGTCGAGATCCGTGCTCTTGTCTGCTGACAGTTTTGCAGGAGTAGCAAAGTTGGCAACACCTCTTCCGACTGCGTTTGCTACCTTGTTGTCAGTGTAGGCATCCATGCCGGCACTGTTCTGCTTCTTTACGTTGCCCCAAGCATCAATAGCCGGTTGCAGTTTCAGCTTGTTAAGAACGGGGATGTCGTTTTTATCAGCCCAATCTCCAACTTGCTGTAAGCCAGGTATTTTTGTTTCAAGGTATTTCGCTGTGCTTTCAACTTCTTTCCCTACTCCGGTTTTGCTTGAATAGGAACTTCTCTGTGTATCATCAACGGTAGAGTTGATCGCTCTGCCTACGCTTGGAAGGAACTGCCCCGCATAACTTTCCGCTACAGACCGTGTTACCGCGTTTATAGGCTCTTCACCTTGCTGCATATACTGTACAGAATTAAGCACGGAAGAAAGACCGGAAAGCATGGTTGTATCAACAAGACCGCTTTCAACATTTAACAATCCGTCAACAAGAGCATCAATTCCTTTCCCGTTCTTTTTGAACGCTTCGTACATTGTTGCACCGATAATAAAAGGCGATGCTGCCGGAACAAGATCCGAAAGATTGGCATACTGCTTGCCGATCTTTACAGCCATCTGCTGTCTTCCGGTTCTTGTGTCTGCGTTTTGCTCTTTCACCCCCTTATCTGATCCAATCTGAACGATTCCTGCATGAGCAAAAATTGATCCGATGACGCACATTGTTGTTCCGGTTGTTGCTTTTGCCATGTCGTCAATGAATTTTGCCGCATCAATTTCGCCACGATGAAACTTATACGCGTCAGCAAAGGCATATACATATTCTGCCGGGCTGTATTGCAGGCACGATTTTAATACGTTAATCGGTGTCTTCTTGAACGGAACTGTTGCATCAATAAGTGTTCCGGCCGTTTTTTCTCCAACATTTCCGTTCTTTAACATTGTTGCAAAGTTTGTAAGCCCAGACGCAAGCTTACTGTCCTGATGGAATGCCGCTTCCTCTGCCTGATGAATAGCATAATCGCTTGCCATGGACAGGAAGTCCTTTGCTTCCTGTGATGTATCAGAAAAGATTGAAATGTCTTTTCCGTTTGCTTTCACATAACGGGCAAGAGCGTTCTGATACTTGTTCATCATTGCTCTCTGGTCAGCTTTATCCAACGATTTTGTTGTTAAGTCGGATAAACTCTGAACCATCTTTCCAACTTTTCCGTTTCCAAAGGTTGAAAGTGCTTTATCCAGCTCCACACCCGGATTCGTGTATTTGTTTCCAGACAGTGCTCTTGCGGCGTATTCTTCACCATATTCTTTTGCAGCGGAAACAAGTTTGCTATCGCTCTCACTGAGCGGATTCAGAATGGATTTTGTTCTCTGTATTCCTTCACCACCAGATGCCTTATTTGCACGATCAACGGCAGTCTCAATGAGCGCACCAATATCGTCTTTAAGGTCTGTGAGCTTTCCGAACAGTACGTTTCCTGCGATGTTTTTTACCTGCGTCTTCGGATTTCCAAGCATCATAAGATAACGGAAAGAATCTAACTTCTGTCCGAATGACGCGCCTTTATATCCCGGTTGAGACTGGATATCTTTCGCAAGCACGTTGTATGCTTCCTGCTCAAGATCCATGTATTTTCTGGAATTGTACCCGTACTTCTGTGCTTCATCGAAGAGCATCGTTGCTTTGTCGATTGCTTCCGAAGAAACACCGCCGTATCCGGTCATCTGCATTTCAAGAAGATCCTGAATGCCGTTCCAGTCTTTGTCTTTCAGAACAGAATCCGTAAGGTTCTGAATCTGTTTGTCTGTAAACTTTCCTTTGAGCTGAGAGTAACCGTCAAGGGCTTTCTTCACTTCCTGCCATGCAAGCTGATTGTCTGACGTTGTTTCCATCTTTCCATCAAGCATCTTCTTGAGCATTTCAGAAATCTTCTGTGATGCATCGTCAATCTGGCTATGCTCTTTAGGAGAAAGTGCTTCATCGCGAAGGCGTTTTATTGTTCCGTCAGCAGACATCAGCGCACCGTCAATGTTGTTTCTCCATTTCGCGTTTGCCTGCAACGTCTGAGCGTTATAGTGCTGTGCATCCGTAAGATTACGTGCAATGTTGGAAGCCTGTCTTCTAAGGCTCTCTGCTTCTACCGGATCGGTTGCGTTCTTTGCCATCTGGTTCAGTTTTCCGTAAGCAATGTGCATTGCATCAACATCAGATGATCCAAGGTTCTTTAGCTGATCTTTTCCCATGGAAGAAGAATATTTCTGAACAAACGCCTTCGGATCGTTATCGTAGATTGCCTTTCCCGTTTCAAATGATTCCTTCTCCGAAACAGTGAAGTGTCGTGTCTGTTCGTCTAATCCCTTCGCATACTGCTCATCCGTGGCAAGACCGGAATTTTTGACGGTGTTGGTGTAGCCTCTTCCGATATAGCCTTCATTGTCCGTATTGCTCTTGCGCTTTGACATGCGTTCGGTTATACGATCTACTGCATCTTCTGGATCAACTTCCATTGCATCTTCTGGATCAATTTCCTTCTCTGCTGTTCCGGGTGCAGTATACGCCTTGCTGTTTTCTGTGTTTGGAATGTCGTTTGCCTTGCCTTCGGTTTCTTTTACATCATTAACAAGCTGATCAAACGCATCTTGTCCTCGTCTGTTCGCCTCATCAATGCTTTCGACGTTTTTTTTTGCTGAATTTATGCTAGGAATAGACGAAGGCTCCGAAGAAACGTTTTTTGATTTCGGCATCCTTTCTGTGAGAGAAACACTTCCGTCCGGCATATCCTCAGCCATAGTTACATCACGGCCTAGAATCTCGCTGATTCTCTTGTTCGGGTCCCAGTCGGAACCGTCTTTAATAGAAGGAATCTTGTCATTTTTTGGTGCCTGCGTTACTGCTTCATCCGCCTGTGTTACTGCTTCATCTGCATCGGCCATCAGATCGGCTTTAGAATACGATGATCTTCTGGACTGATAACCAAGGATGTTGTTTGTGGTGGCGGAATAAGCCCGCCCGTTCAAATCCTTCGGATCAAATCCTTCTACAGTTTTCTTTGAGTAATCAGAAAGATCTTTGAGTGCCTGACGGTAGTTATCGCTTGCTTCTTCCGCAAGTCCGGGCTTTCCGTTGACAATAGCATCTGAGATATCATTTACTGAGGCTTTTGCCTTGTCGAGATATCCCTTTACGGTATCATCAGCAACACCATACTTCTTTTCGTAGTTGTCGATATGCTTTGCAAGGCTAGCCACGGACGTATTGACATCGTAAGCGTCGGAGCCTTTTGCCCTTCCGCTCTTCGTCAATTTCTGTCGAGGTTGGTAGTCTCCCAAAACGTTATCAACATCGCCGGACAGACCGGAATCAGGAACGTCCTTGTAAATCTTCGCCGGGTTTTTGTCCAAATCAAAGTCGGGGAACGCTTCTTTCACGAGACTTTCAACATTTTCTGCAAGATCGGGGCGTGCCTGTTTGATTCTCTCAACAGCGTTTCGTATATCATCGTCATTGGCGGTCAGTTTCTGCTGATTCCGGTATTTGTCAGGAAAGTAGGTGGCAAGCTTGTCCAAGGAATCCGCTGTCACTGCTCTTTTGTTGATAGCATCCGATAATTTCTTCGTTCCACTTTCAACTTGATTCTGTTTTGCGGCATCAACAATAGACCCGATTTCTTCATCTGGATAATTCACGTTTTGAGCTTTGTTAAGGAATCCGTTTATACCGTTCTGAACTTTTCCTTTTTCTGCCATGTACTGGCTGAGAAGGTTCGATGCTTCCTTGTCGGCATCCTCCGGTGACTGAACATCTACTCTCTGCCTTGCAAGTTCATCACTCTGTCTTGCAAGCTCATCAGAAAGCATTCTGCGTGCTTCTTCTGCTGCATCTTCGCTACTCTGATATTTGAGATCCGCTGTGTTGACGTTAAGTCCTGCGTTCTTTGCAATATTAGAAATAGCGTCCTCTGCGGTCTGACCCTTGCTTTTCAGCGCACTCAAAATAGACGGAATTGCTTCTCCCCCTGCGTTAAATGCAAGGTTCTGTAACTGGTTTGCTGCAATGGTGTTGGCAAGCTCCGTTCCGCTCTGTCCGTCTTTATATGCCTGAATTGCAGTAGGCGTTGTATCAATGAGTGTGTCTGCCGCCTGTCCTACTGCGATGTTTGCAGCAGTATCAAGTGCTTTTGCAGAAATACCGGGAATAGCTTTCTTGATCACACTTTTAGCCGCATCCGTTGCGCCGATCTGGTTTCCGACACCGTTTGCCAATGAATACATGAGCGCAGTGTTCAAGAACTTTCCGGCTCCTTTCGCAAGTGCATAGGATTTCGGATTGCTCTTTGCTGCCTGTTCGTCTACTTCGTTTGCAAGGTCAATGTTCTGTGTAATATCATCCCTTCCAAGCGCGTTTGAGACAGCCTTTGCAATGCCTTGTGCTGCGCCTGTGAATCCCTGTCCGAATCCTTCAACAAGTGACGGAAGAACGCCTTTTCTGGTAGTTCTTGTGTCGTTTCCGTGCCTTGTCGTTACGGTTCCGTCATCGTTGTAAATTACACCGCCCTTTCCATTGCTGGTTGTATAGTCTTCCTTCTTGTTCCGAGTAAAGGTACCGTTTGCAGCAGCAATGGCGGTCTGTTCCGGTTCTTTCGTTGTTGTTACCGGATTAGTCAATGCCTGATTCGCCAATTTGAGCTTAGCGGCGCGTTCGTTGAACTTCGCTTTGTTGTATTTCTCTGTAGCCTTCTTGAACGCCTCGTTATCCGCAGACGTATCCTGCAATCCTCTGATTTTCTGCTGAATGGCATTTACCTGTTCATAATGCCCGGTCTTCTGTGCGATCTTCTTTGCTTTTGCAAGGCTATTCTGCAAGGATTTTAACTTTTGACTGTTCTGGTCAATCTTCTTCTGTTCAGTTTCCAGTTTCTTTTTTGCGGTCTGTGTTGCTGCCTGAGCCTGCTTATAGGCAGACTGAGCCTTTTTATTCTCTTTGGATGTGCGCTGCGTGGTCTGCTGAACAGGCTGTTGTGTTTCCGCTTTCTTTTCGGTCAGTGCGGCATAGTCAGAATCTCTCTGGCTCAAGATAGACTGAGCCTGTTTTGCAAGTTCCGGATCGTTGTTGAGCTGATCAAGAAGTGCCTTTTCGTCTCCACCTCCTGCGTCAGCCATGATCTTCGCAATTGCTTCGTTAGAATAGCTCTGTGCGCTTGTCTGTGCCGTTTTCTGAGCGTTTTCCGTAGACTGCGGCTGATTGTCTGCAAGAGAAGGAATCGCGCTCTGTAACGTCCTCTGGACAGCTTCATTGTAGTCTGTCTTTCCGGTTTGACTGGTGTAGTCAGTATTCCTCTTGTTGAGAAGCTGCCTTGCCTTGTCAGCCATCGAAGAATCACTGTTCAGCTTAGACAGAATGTCAGCAACATTCTTGTCCTGCTCTTCCTGAGTCTGTGCTTTCTGGTCTTGCACCATGTTTGCAATGTTGATCTGCTTTGCAATATCATCATTGCTCATGTCGTTTGGACCACCATTTAAGGACGGGATTTGCTGATTGTTCTGCAAATACTGCCGATATCCCGTACCAGATGCACCACCTGAAGACAGTTCTGTGGTGTTCTGTGCGGTCTGGTTGGACTGCTCGCTGAGCCACTGCTGATATTCTTTCATCAAAGAATCTGCCGTAATTCCACCAGACTGCTGAGGCGTCTGCTGAGGTGCCTGCTGAACAGGCTGATATGCAGATGCCGGAACAGTATACCCTGCCTTCTTCGCACTCTTAATGAGAGATTCAGCCGTGTTATTTGCATAAAGCGATCTCATCTGCATCTTTTCCATGCGCTTCTGCATCGTGTTCTGCTGACTGATTGCCGCTTTTACTGCCTGCAAGTCTCTGTTTACCATAGATTTCTCCTGTAAAAAAAATGAGGGGCCGAAGCCCCTCACATATTGTTATGCAACACCGAGCATATTAAGCGTCTGTGCAAGGCTCTGAGCGTTTGCACCTCTCTGAAGTGCCGCGAATGCCATTCTCTTTAACTGACTGGAATTAGCTCCATTGAGTGCCTGCTGTTGTAACAGCTTCGCATAGTTCGTAGACGTGTCTCCTGTCTGTGCCTGCTGAATCTGTGCAAGTGCATAAGGATTATTTGCTTCCGTAGGATCAAACGTGAAACTAGCCTGGTTGTTCTGCAATGCATTGAGTGCAGATATATAAGCATCATTGCTTGGAGCAATGTAGGCCATGTTGTCAGAATACGCTGTCTGGTAGTTTGCAAGCGCATCCTGCGCTGCGTTCTCAAGCTGCATTCTCTGCAAATCCAGACTGGACAAGGCATTGTTGTACTGCTGAATAGCCTGTGAAATATTGGTGTTGAACGTCTGCTCCAGATCCGCAAGGGATCTGTTTCGCTGTGTGTTTACGTCTGTTCTTGCATTTCCGTAGTTGTTGGAAAGTGAAGCAAGAGTGGATTCGTTCGCGCCACCAGATAAACCCTGCGCAGTCATGTTCTGACGAAGGTTCTTCTTCTGAAGCATCGCATTGATGTATGCCTGTCTCAAAGAATCATCCGCGTCTGTGTTGATATTCTTGTTGGAATAGTCTCTGGATTCTGTGAGCTGTCTTCTGGTCTCGTTCAGGTTGTTGTCCAGGTTCCCTCTTGCACTGTCGTAAGCTCTGGAAATATTCTCCATCTTACGGTTATAGGCTTCCTCTGCCTGTGCTCTGATCCCTGCAAGGTACTGAGAATAGATATCGGACAGGCTAGGGCCGGTATAGCTGGAAGGATTGCCCCGCCTGTACTTGACGTTCCACCGCCACCACCACCAGACGGTCTTCTTGTCGAATGCGATCCACCGCCGGAATATGCCTTGTTTGCCGCTTCGTTCTGTGCGGCGGTTCTGTTGGAGACGATATAGCGTTCTCCGGTCTGATTGTTCTTTACTACTTTGCTTTTTCCGCTTACCGCGCCTCCGGTAATTGTTTCTACACGCATATATCCTCCTTACCTCAAGAGTCTTTCCCATGTTCCTTTTCCACACTTAATGTTGTGGATAGAACAGTCATAATCTGCCAATGCTTTTTCTGTTTTGCCTCCGAAGATTCCGTCTGCTGAACAAGGGAATCCTTCCGCATTTAAGAGCTGTTGTAAGAAGCGGACAACCTCTCCGCGATCTCCATACTTCACATCGCAGAGATCATAAGAGCCAACCTTATAGGTTTCTGCGGTATAGGTTCCTGTGGTTGCAGCTGCTTCGGTCTTCTTCGTAGTGGATGCCATTCTCTGCCACTCTTCCCTTGTCAGATATGCTTTGTTAAGGTCAAGGTTTCCGGCCCATCCGGTTAATCGTCCCGTTGACGAATACTGGAATATCGTGCATGACTTCCATGCGCCGTATCCACCTCGATCTGTCCACGGGAACACCTTGTATCCGGTTGGCAAACTGTTTCCGTACTGTGCAACCCACAAAGGATACAGGCTGGCAACATTGCTCCAGTTGAAATCACGGCAAACAGATTTGCTCATGTAAATAAACGGAGTAACGCCGGTCTTATTCCTGACATAATCAAGCCATTTGTGGGCGTAAGCTACGTTCTGGAAGTTGTCGTTATCTCCCTTCTCCCAGTCAAGACATAGGATCGCCCTTCCGACAGCAGTTCCGATTGTGTCTAAGAAATGATCTGCTTCGGCGATAGCACCGCCAGAAGATGCATAGTGGTATACGCCGACAAGTTTTCCTGCATTGATTGCCTGTTCGTATGCTCTTCTAAAATCAGGATTAGGTGAGGTCAATTCTTTTCTGATACGATGCAATGTCAATTCCGTTTAATGCCATCGGTTATCCCTTCTTGTACTGCACCGTAGAAACCATCAGAACAGCACCGAGAAATGTCCCTACTGCCGTGATGGTCTGTGCAACAGCGTCCGTCATCGGCATTCCCCACAAAGGGCCTACGGTTGCTACAAACGTAGACGCTGCCGGAAGAACAATGATTGCTACCCACTTCAGAATGTCATATACCTTATTACTCATTTCTTTCCTCTCCGTTCAGAATGAACTCTTGAAACCTGTTTATTGCTGACTTCAATGCTTCCTTGTCCGATGCTCCAATCATGAAATTGCCAAGTGCAAGCATGTAACGTGAAAAAGCAATATTTGACCCCTCAAGATGATCAAGACGCGCTTTGTCGTTTGACAGGTATTTGTCGTAATCATCGAACTTCTTGTCGTGTCGTTTTAACCACGCTTCGTGTTCGTTTAGTCTTGCGTCTTGCGTCTTGTTTGGTTTTCTCATACGCTCTATCACCTTCGCAATTACGGCAATAGCTGCGGCAACGGCGGTGATCGTTCCACAAACAGCCATGATCGCCGTATACATTTCGGATGGAGTGATCGTTATTGGTCTATCCATTCAACTTTTCTCCTGTCCGATAACCGCTCAGACAGGCAGTTATCCTTATACTCACATCATAGAAACTTCAAAACGTTTGTAAAATTAGGCATAAAAAAAGCACCCCCGTTTCCGAGAGTGCCGTAAAAGATGTTGGATATTAGTACAACATTGTCGAAGAGTTAATGCTCCACACGTTTACATTCCCAATCCCATACTTTGCAACAAGTTGATCCAGGCTCATGGTATTAAAATCACTTACTACTTCCGGTGTGTCGCTAAAAGAGTTCTGCGATAATTGTACTGAGCAAAGATTTCCAAATTGGTTATAAGGAACAACAAACTGCACACCAATGGTTTGAGCTGTATGTGGAGCTATCGCAACAGCTCCCATGACCATAGAAGTTGTCGAGTACACGTTGCCGGCAGCGTCCGTTAGCATAAATGGGTCAGGATACCAAACGGCATCGCTGTTGTTCTGAATGACAAACGGATAATTCACCGTTGCCGCACTGTGGTCTGCATTGAGCTTGAACGAAATCTGGTTCGTAACGAACGATAGATTTATGCCTAGTGCATTGGAAATCGTGGAAAGCTGAGGATTTGCAATCGCGTATTGCCATGCGGCCTGATTCTGTGCATCATACTGTCTACTTGCATACGCCGTTGCTCTTGCCGCAAACTCTGCAAACGTCATCGGTCTATAGGTCGGTTGAATGTTATAAGTGGTTGTGTATCCACCAAAAACATTCGGCACACTGGTTGCTGTGATGGTCTGTGCATTCGCTGTGATTGGAAGTGCCAGCGAAAAAGCTGTCAGAATCGCCGTAAAGGTTGCTATCATTTTTTTCATCTTGTTACCCCTTTCTGCTTGATGCAGTGTGTAGATAATGATAGCACTTCTTTTAGGCATAATAAATCCCCGGCAATTGCCGGGGATGATTACTAATCTTTAATTTTCTTCTGTTATTGCGATCATCGTCATTTTGATGCTGTGTGCTATGCCGGCCAAAGGAGTGAACTTCACTACATCCCCCTTTTTGAAATTTCCGGATAGCTTCCCAACACTTGCACCCCACGCATCCCCACAGTTAAAGATGTTTGATATGCTGCTTGTTTTAAGCACATCGTTCACATACGTTCTAAAAAAAGTTGTCGCATCTCTTAAGTCAGACATGATGTATATTGCGTTTGCATTCGCAGCTAGTGTTATAGTTTTCGTTCCGTCTACTGCGAGATAAAATGATTCTGCTGTACTAGCATTACCATTTCCTCCTTTTGCTGGATAAAATGACATTTCGATTCTCCTATTTTAAAATTATGAAGGAAGCGCCATCAAAATAAGATGTATATTGTGGTGCTACCGGAGTCCACGTTATCTTTTCACCTTTTTTAACATCTGCAAACATGCCAAGTTTATAATTGACGTTGACAGTACAGCCTGCATATATTGTCTTTCCAGTTCCTTCGTACTTGAATGCCCCACCACTAAAATTTCCTCCTCCGTACATATATACAAAGGCACAATCTTCCGGAGCTATAAATGTGGATACGCCTGTAGTTCCGTTATAAGTAAGACAATTCAATCGCTGTAATGGCGATGTATCATAACTATTACTTGCACTAATTGGATGTCTTATCTTATCTGGGTCAATACCATTACCCCCCCCCCCAACACGACACGGATAGAAACTCATTATGTCAGCTCCTCTCCGAACAGCAGAAGATACTGCTCTCTCACTGCATCACGACACTGCTCATCTACGTCTTCGATGGTCTTAGACCCACGATAGATACATCTTGCTAAAATTCTTGCCTTTGCTTTGCTCATGCTCGTCCCTCCTTATGCGATCAGATCAGCCATAGCGTCCTCAAGGTCGCTTACTCTCTGCTCCAGAATTTCTTTTTCGGTCAGGTCTCTGGCTGTAAAGCGTGCCACGATCTTGCCGTCCGTGCCAAGCTCTACCTGTGCACCCGTATATACCACTCCGGTGATAGGCTCACCATCAAAAGTTCCACCGATGAGGTTGTCTGCTACTTCGAACTGGGCCTTGATAAAATCCAGATCAGCGAAGGCTGTGCAGTCATACACCAGAGTATTGATGGTGCTTGTGTCTCTGAAATCGAATGTCTTCCCGTTCTTGAACTTGAGTGTCTTCATGCTTTTTCTCCTTTAATTTCTTACCGTGATGCACACGTCAAAAGATGAACTCTGTGCATCAAATGTCACTGTGCAAACGCCTGCGGATGCAGTAATGTTGGATGGTGAGATGTTCGGTATGGTTGCATACGGCTCAATCAAAGAATCCTTCGTGATACTCGCATCTTTGAAAGTCAGTGTCCCACCGGAAGCTGTGAGAGACTGTGCCGGAAGCCTTTTCAGCGAGTATCCTAAAAGGGCTTTTGCAAGATTCTCCGCTGTGATGCTCTTCGTCCCGTTTTCACCATCCAGCAGCATCTTTTCGGATGATCCGATTGTAGATGCTGCCGTATAGTCTTTTATTCTGCTCATAAGTCACCTTATCCAATCGTTACCGTCTGACCGCCCGATGTGTTATCCGCTCTTACTACTGGAATTGCAGAAACAACAACCTGTGAAAGATAGTTATATCCAGTGTCCGGAGTGACCGTTTTCTGCGTAAGAGAAGGCGTTACCGTCTTTGCCTGCGCCTTTGCTCCCTCTGTTCCAGACATTGTTCCGGTTACTCCAAGAACGGTAACTCCCTGCCTAATATTCGAAGCAATCAGCTTTTTCTGTTCTGTTGCAGAAATCGCAACCTTTCCAGAACCATCATGATATCCAACCGGAACAGAATAGGCTCCTGCTACTGTTGAAATCTCACCGGAGACAGCCCCGTTGTTTTTCATGGTTCCGGTTACTTTTGCGCCTTTTACATAAGCGGTTTTACCGGAAAGAATTTCCGCTGCCGCAGCCGTTGCGTCTGCCGTTGTTGCATCCTTTGTGTTTGTACCAGTGATCGCCGCACCAGACTTGTCATGCGCTGTTACTCCTTTTTTGAGGTCTTCGGCGGTGATTGTGTCGGCAGTAAGGTCTATCAGTACCTCATCGCCGAGAACTACTTTTCCAATCTTTTTTGTTTCTGCCATCTTTTACTCCTTACATATTGTTACTGTGTACCCGCCAGATTCATTCGACACCATATAGACAGGAACCTCGTGAACCGTAACATCTTTTCGCATTGTTTTATTCGCTGTTGGCAAAGTCTGATCCTTGCTGAGCATTGGTGTTACCTCGTATTCTCCCTCGTAGGGATTGTTGCCTGTGCCTTCACAGTTGAAAAACGTTGCCATTGCTACACCATTTTGTACTTTCTTATCCCCGTTATCCGACTTCCGGAACTGTCAATAACAGCGTTCCCACTGGAATCTGTAATCGAATCTGTAAGTTCCATGCTGTCCGGATAATCTGCAAACAGCGTTCCCGTGATCTTTGCTCCGCTTTTGTCGTGTGCAGTTACTCCAGCAAGAACAGATTCAGCCTTGACCGTATCCGAAGTAAGATCAATCAGGACGGTTCCGTTTGCCAATGCTACTTTGTTTACGGTTGCCATTATTCCTTCCTCACTGTCACACAGACATCAAAAGCCTTCTCCTGAGCGTCAAACGTAACTGTCAGTGTTGATCCGGTTACAGAGTAAATTGACGGAGATATGTTAGGAATCGTTGCGTATACTTCGATCAGTGATGTATCTGTAATGGAATCATCCGTGAATTTGAGAGATCCTCCTGCGGCGGTAAGAGACTGCGCTGGAAGCCTTATGGATGTTTTCTTATCAACGTTTGAGATAAGAAGTTTAAGATCTCTCTCTACGGTCTTAACGAGAAGTTTCAGCGATGCCAGGAATTTTTTTGTTTTACCAGAAATCACTCCGGCTGTTTCTCCGGAAGAAATTTCCGGATACTCTTCCGTTGCTTCTACAACCGTTCCAATCGGTACGTTTGTTGCATCGCCTGCGGTCTCTTCCAGCGCAGTCAACGATGCTTCTACGGTTGAATCTCCACGCTTGATCTGCTCAGACTTATAATCACCGTCTTCCGGAACCACAAAGCCAGAGCGTCCATTAAAGGAAAGAACGCCGCCTCCTGCCGCAGCTCCCGCAATTGAAGCCCAATACTTCGCGTTGTTTACATCCTCGTCTTCTCTTTTTCCGGTTCCACCTATCGCCCAAGACTTGGACAATGTGGCTGAATCAGAAGCATCATCCGCAGAATCAGAAGCAGATAGTGCGGAGTCCGATGCATTTTGTACAGATGTCTTTATAGACGCAACCGCACGTTCCGTATCAGCCTTGAGCTGAACCGTTGCGTTCTTTGCGTCTTCTGCTTCTTTTGCTGCGTCCTTCGCCGCTGAGGTGTTTGATGTAATCTCTTGCGCTACCTGTCTTGTGTTGGATTCACTGGTTGCGGCGTTCCTTGCCGAAGTCTCTGCTTTGTCCGCATACGCTTTTGCAGAAGACGCCGCTCCATCATTGAAGTGTCCAACCGGAACCTTGTATGTCTTTGTTCCATCATCCAACGGAATCAGCAGACTGTCCGTTACATCAGCGGTATACTCTGTGAGTTCCGATATTTTAATTGTGTCTGCCATCGTTACTCCTTTACTTGATAATCATCAGTCTGCATTCAAACGGCACGTTCCACTGACCGAAGGTAACAGTTGCCGTGTTACCCTTTACCGTCATGTCTGTTGGCGTTACTCCATAAACAGTTGTCTGCGGAATTACTGTCTTGTTTTCTTCGCCAAGTGCTTCGTTCTCAAACGTGATTGTTCCTCCGTTTGCTCCAACAATTTTTGCTTCCGTGAACTTGATCCTGTCCATTGCGGCTTTTGCCATGTAGTAGGATGCTTCCAGATTTGTTCCCTTTTCAAACCCAACTGTTGTTCCGTTGATTAGTTTTTCTTCCTGCATTACGAAATCCTCTTGTATGCAGTCACAGAACCGGAAAATTCTATCTTTGTCCACTGACCGCCAAACTGATCTGCCGGATCAACCGTTGATGTTGTGAAGTACACGGCTCCAACCGGATAAACGTTGTCAAGAACGATCTTCTTCCAGTTCAGATTACTGATATAGTTCGCAACTGCGCTCGATGTAGGGATTGCAGTAGTTGACGATACAAGCGTTGTCTGGATGGTCTTAATGGCCCCAAGAAGCGTTGCAACCCCGTCCCAGTTTTCCAAGGATGTTTCTGTGATCTTATCCAGCGTGTCTTTGTTTGCGTGAGAATGCTTGTCTCCGACTACATCTCTTGTCTTTGCCGCAATCGCATTCAGAACACTCTGGATATTCTCAGACGCTTCAAATCCGGTCGGAACAGTCGCTCCAATGTTGATTGCTCCGGTGCTTGCTTCCTCTTCGGTGATGTGCTTATTCAGTCCATCAATCGCAAGGTTCGCAAGCTCGTCCAGAACTGTCTGCATCTCATACGTTGACAACTGCGGCGTGTCAGATCTTCCGACATTTCCTTTTCCGTTTCTGTCTTCGTCTGTAATTTTGGTAAATGCCATTTCAAAACCTCATTACTTATGGTTGCCGCCTTGTGTGTACTCGACAGCAAAATCGTTCAATCCAAACGGCTCATTGATACGGTTATTCTCAAATCGGAACCGAACGTGATCCAGTTTCTTCAATCGGACTTTCGTTGACGATACCTTTGCCGTTGAATCTGTCGAATAGGTGAACTTGGAATAAGTAAGATGCTGATAACTGAAATATTTCAGCGTTGTGGCATCCTCTTTGATGCGCTCCCAGATTCCACGTCTCTGCGCCCATATTTCTACAGAAGAAACAATCTCCGGCATACACCGAATCGCAAGGTACCGGTAATTCTTATTTTTGTAGAACAACTGTTCTGAAATATCCGCAGTCTCCCAGATTGCACCGTATTCCTTGCCGTTGTCGTTGTATGATCCCAGTTCGTGCTTGTCTTTGTAGAACGCATATATCTTTCCATCTGTCGCTCCAAAGCAAAGCGTGTTGTCATACTCAAAAAACACGGAAGCCGGAACATCGTCCCAATAGAAACCGGCATACTGTCTGGTTGCATACGGCCTTGACTTATCCGTCTGCATTGGCTGTTGACCATCCAGAACATATACGTGGCTGTTCACCGCAAGCACATAGAAATCCTTGAAAGTGAATCCGTATGCTTCGTTCAGGTTCTCTTCTTCTGTCAGTTTTCCGTCCAGATAGTAGGATCTGTTCTGTGCATACTTCTCACCCGTGATATCCTGCGCTGTGATGGCGTATACGCCAAGTTTCGTAAGAAACAGTGGTTCTGTTTCAAGATAAGCAAAACTGTAAGGAGAGACCGCCCCAACGCCCTGTAGCGTGTTTACCACCTTGAATGTAGGCTCGTCATCCGTGATATCGCCTTCACGAATCAGAACAGCCTGTGACTGCTCGTTGCCGCCTTTAAATGCAGCCAGATAGTTGTTGATGATGGAATAACCAACAATCGCCGTACTGTCTGAACCGAGCTGTGAATAGTGCGTATCTGCAAAATATGTAGGATCGTACTGACCGGAAAACCAGTCATAACAAATGTATGTGAACAGCTCTCCGTCTTCGTTTTCGCCCTTGTCCGGATTACCGGAAATGAACAGTCTGTCCTGCGCTCCGTTTACTCCAAACAGCGTTCCGAATGTGCAGTGATTTACTCTGTCCGAATATCCCTTAACGGTTCTGTACGCCTGAATCTTTACGTTATCTTCTCCGGCTAGTGGCGTTTCTCCGGGAGCCGTTACAAATGTCACCTTTCCCTTTGTTCGATCAACTGTGAAATCGGTGCCTTCTGTCTTCTCCACCCAGTCACCATCGCCATTCAAAAGCCATGCCTTAACCTTTGTATCATCAAGCGGTGATTCTGTGGTTCCAAACGCAAGCTGAAACTCTTTCGTGCTTGCATGATCTGCATTGCAGATAAACCATTCTTGCCATGCCGGCTGTAACAGGTTCAGTGCTTCATAGTCCGTTCCACCGCCTTCTGGATTCTCTGAAATTCGCAGTGTAGGAATGTACGCGTTATCGCTCAGATCCTTCACCGTGAAGCCATCAAAGATGAGTGCTTTCTTTCCATCCAGAATGATCAGTTTCTGAGACAGTTCAAGAGAAACAGAACGATGCTGTGCCATTCCGGAATAGATCATCGTGTCTTCATAATCTCCGGTTAAAAGCATGATGTTCTCTGCTTTGTCAGCAGTAACAACTTCCTTGTTGTCTGCGGCCCATTTACGGCCTTTTGGTGCAGACAGGTTATAAAGCTTGTCTCCTGCATGAATCAGCCAGATATCCGTAGTGGAAAGATGGTGCACGCCCCAGATTCTTTGCTTGTAATCCCCAATCTCTTTGTACCCCATCCTTTTACGGATTTTGCCCGGTACAGATCGGATCATGTTTACGGTGTTTGGGGACTTTGTTTCATCAACCGTTGATGCATCAGAAGTGAAGTCAGCACCTAAGAAGCGATCATTCTTGTATACTTTCAGCGTTGGAGAAGATGGTATATTGAACTGTGTTGCCTGCTGTTCAGCCATTAGCACCACCCACTTTCACTGACAAACTCTTCCTTCTTGCTGACATGTTCGGCCGGTCTTCGTCTCTCTGAATCTTCTTCAAGCACCGAAGAAGCGTTGGAGCGCATCCGTTTAATGCGGTAATCTTGCCTTTTGCACCGTCCGTATGGATAAGCATTTCCTTCATGGCGGCACAACCGGCTGCGATATCGTTGTTTACCTTTGTCAGTACAAGCCCCGCCTCCTGGAACAGAATCGCCCTGGATTTTCCGCTTTCCTGCGAACGGTTCCATAGGTCAGGCGGTGCAAGATACTGCTGTACCGGGCCGATCAGACCTCTTTCCCGCAGTTCTCTTGTGATTGACAGAATCATGTCTGCCGCGGCGCCGATTGTCATGTCCGGATGACACTCTTCTCTTACGATCTGCGTGTTTCCGTAGGCATCCCGGTTGTACCAGTAGCCAGCAAGCATATCCAAGCCGTAGTCCATGGAAAAGTAGGTGACAAGCGATCCTTTAAGCCTTTCGTTTGAATTGAAAGACTCATCCTTCACCTCTGGAAAGAATGCACCGCCCGGAACTGTTAATGCTTCCTCAACCGTGGCCGGGTACTCTGCTGTCATAAGAACAGGATCGGCAAGGTTCGCCTGCGTTTCCTTGTACCATTCGTCATCTCTGTGAGGGTCTGCGTACCATGGGATAAATACCTTCTCAAATGAGTTGGATTCGTTCGTGTACAGTTCCTCAAACAGTGATCCTCGTTTGATGGATGATATTCCAATGACCTGTCCGGAATTGGGTCTGTTGATTGTCGGATAGATAGCCGCCCAGATATCTCTGTCGAATTGCTGGAACGCCCACTCGTCCATCAGCAGTACGTCTGCTGTGAAGGATCGGCCGGCGTTTGGTGAGCTTGGAAAGCATTCGAACACAGAATCATTCCCATTTGGATGATGGACTGTAAGCGTCAATGCAGTGGTTTCGTACCACAGCCCTGTCCATCCCTTTGGAATGTATCCCTTCTTGGCAATCAGCTCCGGCATGTACCGGAATATGACCTGATCCAGTCTCCGGACAAGCTCTTTTGCTTTTTCCTCTGTCTCTGACAGACCTATTGCGGTTTTCGTTGGCTTTAACAACACCCATGCAACATGATGCAGTGCAAGCCACGTAAACCCAAGCTGTCTCGCTTTAAGGACGATAACCATTCTACAATCATGGAACTTATACAATGTTTCTCTCTGCGCTTTCCACATCTGGAACGGAACAATTACCTCTGCGGTATCCTTGTTCTCAATGTGTCCATACGTGTCTACAAAGTATCCTTCGTTATCTATGCAGTAATTCAGTTCCTCGTTGTAGATGTCCTCTAATTCCTTGCTCATGGCTTCAGAATAGCAACATGGAATAGTTTGTAAAATTTATAAAATTTTTCGGGGCGGGAGGGTACCCCTACGGCGAGGGCGCGCGCGTTCAGGGTATAGGGGGGAGGGATACACCCTACCAACAGCGAGAGAGAGACGGGAGGGAGGGACTATAGGAAGACAGGAAAAGAGAGAGCCACCACCATAAGGAAGATAGCTAGATACATCTATTCGCATAATAGCCCTTATGCGAACAAAGACCGGAAAAGCCTTTATTTTCAACGTTTCTTGGCTCTTCCGGTCTCCAGCAATATTTGATATGTACTTTTATTATGTGCATTTTGCTAGCTTGCTCTGGTATAACCCCGTGTTTTCTGGCACCTTGCCTAGCACTTTGCACAATGGATATAGAAGAACGGTCTCTACTGATCACTCAATTCTTGCTCTGCCTGCTCTGCTTTGATCTGCCTTGCTCTGACCTTCTGAAGCAGTGCCCTGTCCTCATCAGTCATGATATCAGCGGTGATTTCCTGCTTTTCTGCTGGCTTCTCTCCGATTGTATCCCTTATGAACTCTGCGGCCTTTGTGGCTTCTGACTTTGATGCCTTTGTCCCTATAAGAAGCTGATTGGCGATTAAAGCGTCTAATACGGATGCTTCTTTGTCTAATCCTAGCTCTTCGATAGTCTTAGCGGATGCCTTACGGTACAATGCTGCTTCTATAGCTTCTTTAAATGTCTTCTTACGGGCTTTAGCCGCATTGGTAGCTTCTGCGCCCTTGCGTCTGTCCTCATCTGTCAGTACCCGGCAGTATCCGCCGTTATATGCAATGTACTTGCCATCATCAGAGCGTGTATTGTCCGGAAGCTCCCTATATCTATCGAGGAAGACCGCAGCAGGGAGAATGTAGCGGCCTTTATCATCTTTGGGATATATGGACAGATCGAGCGGCTCTCTCTCGTCCTGGCTGTCTTTTTTGATCTTTTCTTCTGCCATGTCTCTATAAATCCTTGTATACTTATATGTGTATGCTTCCAACGTATCCGGATCTGCTCGTGTGGATGTAGTCGGACAGATCCGGTAGCACAGAATGGAGGAAATACGGCTTTTCGCCTACTTATATTGTAACAAGTCAAATCCGTTTGGCAAAAATCAGAAATAAAAAAAGGAACTGGATTTCTCCGGTTCCTTTACTTATTTTATAAAAATCCTTCTTTTTCCATCCTCATTTTTAATGCTCCTATCGTATAGGCGTTCAGGCTTTCCCCGGCAGCGTCTGCGGCAGCTCTTGCGATTTCTTCCGTTATATCTCCGTCTTTCCTCAATCTGATATTTAGTCTATCGTAATTCTTTTTTTCGTACCTAGTAGATGCATCTATTTGAGATTTTCTGATAGGCATATAATCACCCCCTTTGTCACTATAAGTATATTTTCTTTTCTATTTGGCGCCAATATACATCTTGCATAATGGCACCATTATAAATTTGTGCATTTTTACTCTTGCTTTATAGTGGTGCCAGTATGATAATACAACCATCAGCAAGGCAAACAGCAACACCGAAAGAGAGGAAACAAAAATGAGATACTTCACCAATTGCAAGACAGCCGAAGAGTTAAGAAAAGAGTTCCACCGCTTAGCTAAGGAACTGCATCCGGATAACGGCGGCAACGCTGAAGACTTCAAGACTATGAAAGCCGAATTTGAAAAGGCATGGGAAACCGTAGGCAATACCTATAAGAACGCCGAAGGTGAGACCTACCAGAAGAAAGAGCAGACAATGACCGCTCCCGAATTTGAAAGCATCATTGAAAAGCTCATCCACTGGACGGATTGCAAAATCGAGATTATCGGCTCATGGCTCTGGATCTCCGGAAACACCTACAATCACAGATCCGAACTGAAGGAAATGCATTTCGGTTTTTCCAAGAATAAGAAGGCCTGGTATTTCCACGAAGGCGGCTTCAGAAAGAGAAGCAAGAAGAGCTTCAGCATGGATGACATTCGCGGGATGTTTGGAAGCGATACAGTGGACACCACCGCACAGCCTACACTTGCATAACAAAATAGCGGCGGCCTACAACCGCCGCAACCATATAAAGGAGATAGAAAACAATGAAAAAGAACATTCTTTACTTGTTGGAAATGGGAATGTACGACAACAACATTAGCACGGACATTAAAAACCACCGTGTAAGAGTAGTAGAAAACGTTGACATTATCTATAAGGGTGAAAAATACAACATGTTTTTCGAGTTTACACAGGGAACGCACAGCCGTTACACGGCAACCGGCAAGAGCACAGTTTTTTTGAAAGACGGACTTTTCGTTGACACACAGTTCGAAAAATTCGAAGGAACACGTAAAAACGGAACACCTTACTACTCAAGCTGGAGCAAGTTAGACCTTGAAAAGGAAATCATTGAAGAACACCACGAATACACAAAGAAAGATGTTCTTGATGTTGTGAACCGTTACAAGGTAGGCGAAAAGTACACGGATGTTTGCCTGATCGAAACAACCGCAACCGAAATCATTAGAAATATTGGAAGCTGTAGAGAAAAAGACATTTTAGGAGAAAACAAAGATTTTCAAACCGAGGGTGCTAGCTACTTCACGAAGGGCGATACGTGGACAGATGAACACAAAATCGTTGTATGCAATAAAGAAGAGTGGAAGCCCACAAAGAACGGCAAAAAGTTAGTAGTTGTTGATTCTTGCAAAGTTGACATTGTTACAGGAAAGATAACCGGATAAAAAGGAGAACGAATATGAAAAAGATCATTATTACCGCTGTTATTTCTACTATGCTTGCCCTGACCGCTTCCAATGCGGTTAAAGCACAGCAGCACACAGAAGCTACTCCCGTCTATGTCTGGACGGAAGGAAGCGAAGATGTAGATATATACGATGGCATTCCCGATTTTGAGATGCCGGATAACTACCACGTTGAGGTTACAACCGGAGTTGTGACAGATGATCAGCACAACGGCAAGGTTCTTACAAGTACAGACGGAGTAACGCCCGGATATGACTACATTTGCTACAGAGCTATTCCGGCCGTAAAAGGGCAGAAGGTTACAACAATCTTGATTTATGAATGCGATGATTCCGGTTGGTGGGACGATAACATCATTTACCGGTATGACATGATACAGGAGGACTAAAAAGATGAGAGTATACGGAGTAATCGTTAATAGTAAAGATCATTCTAAAATCCTTATTGCTGACTATGTAGCTGCCGGCTTCCGGCTTGTATATGAGCATCACGGAGACGCTGTATTAACACGCGATGACGAAAAGATAAACATTTTTTGCTTAGGAGTGTGGGAAAGATGAGAAATCACGATACAGTTGTTATGGTAGATAACAAATATGCTTATAGAGAACTGAACATCTTTGAGGGAGAGAACAAAAACGGGGAATGCGTTGATGTTGAGTTGTCCAGAATCAACGCTGAAGGCTCTTCGATCACGAATAGCTGGATCAAGAGGGGACGCATTCCGAAGGCGTTGCCGACATGGTGGAGCATCTCCGTATATGTTACCGACAAAGACGGTAATTGCTACGGTCGATACAATCCGCAGGAGCTTCCGGAGTTTCACAAAATCAATTTTGATTGGGTACTTGAGGGAACGGAAGAAAACAGAATAAAGATACTAGAAGAAATCGAAAAAATGGCATTTCAGGAGGACTAAAAGAATGATTTGCAACGTTTGTGACAGAGAAACAGTTGAAATTGTTACGCGTGCTATTTGCAGAATGTATAACTGCGATTGGTTAAGGCGCGTTCCTGGCTCCAGTATTTACTATTTAGACCGTTACAAGGATTCTAATGGTCAGATTGATCAGGGCAAGGTTTACAACGCCGTTTACACTGCCTTATTAAAAACATGTGACGGATGGGTAAAAAAACACTCGATGTTTTATTGAAATATCTTGCTCATATCGGTGAAGATCCGATCTATGGAACACCTTTTTACTGGATGGTGTATAACATCTCAAGAGAGCTTGCAACCTTAGTTGCTACAGGTTGGTATAAATATCATATTTCCGTTAGATAGTACAAGAAAACCCTTCCAGATGATCTATTGACCGTCTGAAAGGGCTTTTTCTTGCTTTGCTAGAAAGGGATGCACACCTACACCGACTAGGGATATATCTATTATATCATTCGAAATACCGTTTACTAACGGTCACTCTCCATGTAGTCAAACAGCACCGCAATAGCAAGGCCCACCGCCATCACAGGAACCGCGCACAAGGCCCACAGCAAGCCTTTTACTGCTTTTTTAATCCTTGCCACAAGTACACCTCTTTATCTTGGAAACATCCGCAGTCGGTCAATATAACGTGCTTGCTGACCGATACAATCACCGCGTGCCGCATCCGTCTGATGACCTTGTGACCGTCCTGCTCTTCTTGTACCACAATCACCTCATCACCCGGCTTTAATCTTGCCTTAAAGGCTTCGATCTCTATACGCTTTGCGGCGTGCTGGATCTTCTCCGTAAACGGCAGCTTAATAAACTCTTTGCAATTTATCCCCATACAATCAAGGTATTCCTTTACTGTGTAGACGGACAGCCCTACTCCTTCCGCTATGTCTTCCGGGCTGTTTCCCTGACCGTACAACTCCCTAACCAGCTTCATCTGCTCTCGTTTTTTTTCGTGCATGGTTCACCTTCTCCCGTTCTTTCGGTTCCACCTTTTGATCGACTGCCTTCTTTCGTCCTCTGCGTCCAGATGAAAGCCAACTCTTTTGGCTCTCTCTTCCAGTCTTTCGGCATTGGCTTTGTAATATTCTTGGTATGCTGTACAGGAGCAGTGACACGATGCCGTCCGCTCCGTACAGTCTTTACTACACGGCGACTTCAATGGTCGCACACCGGGCGTTCATGCTCCGGCACATCCGGTGTGGCAAATTCCGAATCTGCAAACAGGCACTTCAAGCCATATTTATCTGCAACACCTTCTTCTATAGCGCATTCTCTATACTTCCAAAAATCCGTGGGAGTAATGAAGTAATCTGCGCCCGCCATCAGATTGATTGAGTCGGCTAGATGTCGGATTCGATCCACGTTGCTATCTGTTATCTTCGGCATGTAAGGATTAGCTAATTTAAAGGTTTCTCCAGTATATGCTTCTGCGATTTTCAGCATCTTTTTAAAGCTTTTTTGTATGTTATCTTCTGTCCGGCCCTCCGTGGGACAAGAAATGAAAAGCCTGTGCTTCGGAACGGTAGATTTAATTCGCACTTGAAATTCCGGGTTCCAGTTAATCTCATCTTCTGTGATTGTGGCTATGAGATCCCCGTCTTTGCTTTCAATAACAACTCTCTCGATTCCATCTAATACTCCAGTCATATTTTCCTCCAATTTTCTGTAATCCGCTTTTTTGTCCTTGCCTGCTTAAAGTCAATGATGTCCTGTATGGTGTCATCATCAATACCCCAAATGGCCTGTAACTCACTGATAATGATCAGCGTATCTGCCATTTCCTCCGCGAGGTTATACAGAAGAGCCGCCCGCTTTTCTTTTCCCTTTTCCGGGTCTTCCGGATCAAGATACCGGCACACCTTGCATATAGCTTGGATCAGCTCGGCAGGCTCTTCTCTTGCCACGTCTGCCATGCGATCCGCTCCGTAGTGAGCAATCACCTTTTCTACTGCATCTATATCAATATCAAATCCCATTTTCACAACACCTCGTGAATCAAGAAACAGAAAATAACCGTCCCACAAATAATACCGACAGCCGTTACTATAGCCTCAGCAACTCCCATCACTTCACCCCCGTACTTCCAAAGCCACCAGATCCGCGCTGTGTACCGCTCAGCTCTTTCACTTCCTGCACCTCCTCGTGTTCGTACTGCATCACTACAAGCTGTGCGATCCTTTCTCCGTGCTCGATGTACTGCACCATCTGACTGTCATTGTGCAAAGCTACGATGATCTCACCTCTATAATCGCTGTCGATCACTCCCACAGAGTTAGCAAGTCTCAGGCCCTGCTTTGTAGCAAGCCCGGAACGTGGATATACAAGCCCCACATGATAAGGCCTAAGCTCTATAGCTATGCCGGTATGGATCTTTTTTGTCTCTCCGGGATAAATCGCAATGGCACCAACAGGTACATCAGCATACAAGTCCAGTCCTGCGGCTCCCATGCTTCCCCTTGTTGGGAGCTTAGCCGTTTCTGTAAGTCTCTTTACCTTCATTCTTTGCCACCTCTGGATTAATATCATCCGATAACCATCCTGCGTTCTGAAACGCAGAAATGAACATCTCTGCAATTTCACGCTCATAATTGCCGCACACGCAGTGCATGTCGGCAAGAGAGCGTTCAAAAAATTCTTTGAATTTGTCAGACTTAAAGTCCTGATCAAATTCTTTCGGGATCTCAATTACTAACTGCATGTTTTCGCCTCTCAGTTGAACGGAAGCTCTTCGTCAATGCCGCCCGGAATGCTCATAAAGTCGTCAATGGGCGGTGTTTCCTTCTGCGTCTCCTTCGGTGTATAGTTCTGCGCCGTATCGTTTGCCGCCTTGTTTTCGCAAAATTCCTGTTCATCAGCAATAACATCGGTCGTATAAACCTTGGTGCCATCCTGTTTGGTGTAGCTGCCAGTCTGGATCCGGCCGGACACACAGATCTTCATACCCTTATGCAAGTACTTCTCCACAAACTCTCCTGCCTTGCCAAATGCCACACAAGAAATAAAATCTGCCGTCTGCTGGTCACTGTCGCTGCGTCCGCGTCTTCTGTCCACCGCGAGTGTATATCTTGCGATTGCCATAGGCTGACCGCCCTGCGAATAGCGCACATCGGGATCTCGTGTCAGCCGGCCCATAAGAACAACCTTGTTCATCTGCTCTCCTTCTCCCAATACACCGGGTTTTCTTTGTATACAGACATCACCAACTTCATGATCTTTTTCACCGCCTTTTTCGTTCTGCCGGCTTGTCTGAAATACATCCTCAGCGAATGCAGTACATTCATAATTTCCGCATTGACTCCAATTGACGGGCAGTCTGTCCAGCGTCTGACCGACACAAGCTGATATTGTGGATTTTTGTTACCTAACGGAAGCTCAACGTAAAAGCCTTTTTCGATCCCTGTGCTTTTTGTATGTGGAACATGCTCTTTGTCGAAAAATACGGCATCGTTCAAAATGTTCGCCTCTAAAAATATGTCTTCTGGATCAATGTAAAACGCACACTGATAAGACAATGTTTCCTTTGCATCTACGATTACATCTTCGTCCGGTGGCGGTAATGCCTCATCTGGACGATACCACGTATGCGTGTGCTGAACTTCCACTGTGTATTCAGCAAAATCCATTTTTCTAGGCTCTTTGCTCACTCTTCATCCTCCTCAAGAAAAAATCATCACTCAGCCGCATATCACCGCATCCCATCATTGCCTTCACTATGTTTTTAAAGTCAGCAATTTCTCGCTCCATAAGCTCGATGTTCCCCATCGTGACAGGCAGCATATCCGCATACCCAGCCAGTCTCGACATGGCGATGAAGGCTCCGATATGAAAATCAAAGGTATCGTCTTTGCTGCATACTGCACTTGCCTGTTCTCCGGTTTCCAGATCCCTTGCTGTGACGGTATCTCCGCTCTGATAGATCACAATACGAGGCGGTGTTTTCTTTGTTTTTACCTTCTTCTCTGGCTCTGCTTCTTCCGAAAGCCATTTTTCATAGTTGTCACTGCATCCACCGTAGTACGGGGGTGTTCTCAAGTCGCAGTCAGCGCAGTTTAAGCCAGTGCACGGCACCACCTTCCCATTAAACACAGCAGGATGTAATGGAGGGTGTCTCCTCGTCATTCTTTTAATTACGTCCTTATACTTCTCTCCGTTTGTCACCATTTCCCCCTTTCTGCTTGGCTCAGCTTCGGACTTGGTCCATGCCTCATAAGCATCATTGCAATCATAGATTGTCTCTTTGTAGAAATCACAAACAACACATGAAGTGCCAATGCACGGTACCGGTTTCCCATTGCACACAGCAGGATGAAGCGATTTGCATTTTTTTGTTATTCCTTCAATTTCATCCTCATACAGTTTTTCGTTTGTCATGCGTAATTCTCCCAGCCTCCTTTTGCCCTCCTAGCACTGTCCTACTGATAGGGTACAGTCCTGCAAAAGAAGAAAGGTGATAAAGCCTGTACGAAATTTCTTTACTGGACTTTTTAGAAAAATCCTCAATGTGAATTTCTTCGTGTTTCTTGCAGTAAGCTTCATTTTCGAATTCATGCCCACAATACTCACAGACAAATACCGTTTTCTTATTCATCTTCTACCTCCGGTTTAATGCCGCACGATCCCGTGTATCCGATCCCCGCAAGCATCTTCCTTAGCTTATCCATGTATTACCCCCTCTTCGTCAAATTCAAGTTGTCCAGGAATTGTCTGATCTTCCATCCACCAATCAAAGCATTCTTTCCCACTTTTCCACACTGTCTTTAATCCATCTTTTTCTCGCTTCTGTATCATCCGGTCAAAAGATGAAATATAGGCTTTTTTATATGTTGGGAAATCTCTGAATTCCCTTTCTCGCTTTTTTCCAGACAAAGGACACCCTACGCACCCAACGCGGTTATATCCACACTTGTAAAGGTCGCAAACAGTAATGTCTTTTTTTTGGATAAAATCCCAAATTTCCGAGTCTGTCCAGTCGATAATTGGGTTACAAATCGTTTCTTTGTTCCGCTTTGCTTTCGCCACAAAAGTGCAGTCAAAAGGAGATTCTTCTTCTACAGATTTCCCGCATTCTTTGGCTTCCTGCTTTGCCTCCTCATATACCTCTTGGATATGCTCTGTCGTAAAGTTTAAGGCCTCCTTTTTTGTCTTTCCGATCACCTCGAAAGCACTTCGTGCTTTTCTTGATGCTGACTCCGCCTTTCTAACCCCAGTTGCCACCATGCGGCCAGCTCCATCCCCCTCTTTAAGCTCCTTGCAGCAGTAGCGAACCACTCGTGTTGGGGGCATTCTTTTCTGGACGATCAGATCCCACATAGAGGTTTGCTGTGGTGGAAGATTTCGAATAACAGTCTTTATCCCATATCTTTGTAAGTGCTCAAAAGTATGTCGGATATGAAATACAGTTGGTGGAGCGTCTACTGTCGTGTGGCTATTGTGTACCTCAAAGTCAGTCGGATTAAGGCATTCCACCGCAATCCTGATCATCACATCACTATCTTTCCCGCCGCTATACGTAATGATGAGTGGCTTTTTGTAGTAGTCTCTGCTCATATCGGCAGCTAGTCGGAGAATCCTTTTGCTTTCATCCACTTTGTTCAAAGCACTCCCTCCTTAAAAGGCCCGTTGACCTTTTTCACCTTCCCGCACTTTCTACACCGTAAGTAGAATCTGATCACTTTTCCTTCTTCGTCAAAATCACCACCTTTGCAAATATAATCGTGATTACAGAAGAACTGCTTTATTCTATTTTTCGTTTCCTTCTTCACTTCTCCCCTTTATCCTCCAAAATGTAATTTTTCCCGAAAATCCTCATCCACTCTTCATGGCTGTATTTCGCTTCAAAAGCTGTTTGTGCGATCCGCTGTAAATTCCTGTCAAAGACTCCCTCATCATGCAATCTCATGTGGCATCTGTGGCAAAGATGCACGGTCAGCCCGTACTTGTCAGCCTGCTTCCGGTTGGCTGTGCCATGCAATAAATGGTGGGTCTGCATTTCTCCATATTTTCCACATATATAGCACCTATCTTTTTCATCGTCCTTGATAATACTATGCATACTCTCTCACAACCTTATCGCGAAAATTAATAGCTTCTTGGATTGTCTTAAATTGTCTGTCTACACGCAGATTCTTTTGCTGAATACAAACCCTGTATTTGTTTTTTTCCGGTCTGAACATTATGTACTTTTCGCCAGTTATTCCGGGTTTCGTTGTGTGGTCACGCTTTCTGTTTCGCAAAGAGTACGTTGTATTTTCTGACGGTGTACACCACTCCAAATTTAGGACATTGTTATTTTTCCTGTCATAATCCAAATGATTGACTTGTTTTTTTCCACTTGGATTTTTAATAAATGCTTCTGCAACCAATCTGTGAACGTAATGATTTTTTCTTTTTCCGTTTTTACTAAGACTGACAATCATGTACCTGTGTCCGTTGTCCTCTTGTTCCATGATCTTTGTTTTTCCGTTTGTCTTTCTTCTTACTCTTCCCCACGTACTAACTTGGTATATCCCTCTATACCCTTTGACGTTCTTCCATTTTTCATCTTCAATGACCGGCATTTTCACCCTCCTTTCTGTCCTGTTGATGCTGCTTGCCTGATTGCTCTAAAATCGTGTTTTACCTTCGTACCCCTATAAACTACCGTCCGAACAATAAAAGTCGATTCTAGCCCTTTCCATCGCCTATACAGTCGGTATTCTGTACCCTCATCCGCGCCAACTCCTTCTTCCTTGCGAGGATCTCTTCTCGATGGGCTTTGTAATACGCCCTCTTTTTTGCCTTCTGCTCTTCTCTGTGCTTATCCTGCCATGCTCTCTGTCTGGCTCTGTACTTCTCCGGATTCGCTGCCCTATCCTTTCGCTCGTATTCCCGGTTCTTGGCTCTCTTCAGTTCGATTCCGGTTAGCTTCTGCTCAATGATCACGATATCCTTCTGCTGTCCACAGCAGTTAAGCTCAACGGCCCTGTCGTAGTCTCCTGCTGCCATCGGGCAATCCAGACTGTCTTTCTTGCAGTTTCGGCAGAATGTAATGATTTCTGTGTCGGTCATGCCGGATCTCCTTCTGCCAGAAGCTCAGTAAGGAAATGCTTCTCGTCTTCTCTCACCTTCTCCAATCGCTTTTCTTTTGCCTTTTTCTTTTCAAGCAGTGTTGGAAGGTTGGCCTGCTCGTCCATCCGTTCCCTGTCCAGAACGGCTCTGTATGCTCGGATAAAATGTGACTGCTCCACGCTCTCCACCGTCTGCGCATCCATTGCCGCAAGCTCTTTCAGGTTTGCCGATGTCCCTATTGCCTTCTGAACGCTTCTAGGCAGCTTTGCAAACTCCTGTTCGCTGTTGTAATTGCTGTTCTGGATCGCTTTCCGGACATAGCTCCACGCTTCCGGGCCGCTCATTTCTTCTCTTGCGTTAGCCTGATAGACCTTTTGCGTGATATCCGCAATCGTTGGGGGATATGGTGATGTTCTCATGATGTCTGTGATCGCCTTGCTTGCATCCTTGTACGGAATGTCTTTCAGCATCCCGTACCAAACCGTGACCGCGTATTCGTCCGGCAGAAATTTCGGGTCAGAATACGCCGCTTTCATTCCCCTCACCAGAGTTGTGAACTCCTGCTTCGTCATTTCCTGTCCTTTCCAGCCAACGATCGACTACATCCATGCGGTTGTGAATTGCATCTATGTACGCCGATCCGCTCCCCTTTGTGGATACCTTCCCGCTGTTGTCCTGCTCTTTGCTGAGCCACGTATTAACGAACCGCTTCACTCCGTTCCTGGTCTTTTTCTTCGTTGGATTTGATAAGCTCCATGCCCTCATCCTCCGGAACGAATCAAAAACATCTACGGAAGGGTACAGCCTGCAATACTCGTCATACTCGGATACGGTCGGTCTCCACTCGGTACCGTCTGTAAGAGGGATTGCTTCCACGTTGGCTTCCATCCCATGAGCGATGTGATCGCTCTGGGAAAGAGAATCTTTAGATTCTCTTAAAACTCTTTCCTTCTTACCTTCTTTACTTTCTTTTCTTTCTTTATGTGCTGTCACTTTCCTGTCGCTATCCTGTCGGTTCTCTGTCACTTCTCTGTCATCTTCCTGTCGGAAATCCTGTCGCACTTGGTACTTCTCATACTCAGAAACCTTGTAAATATGGCACCTTCCGACCTTCCGGATTGTGACACTGTTCGTGTCGATCAAGTGCTGAATTGCTGTCCGAACATTTCGAACTGTTAAACCGTTCTTTTGTGCGATAGAAGGCAGCGATTCAAGCACTTCGCCCCTCTTAATTTCGATGCCGTGCCAGCTTCCGTCTTGCCATCTTGCAGTAATAAGGAAGTGAAGAAAGACCTTAAACGTGACCGGATCGTCATACCATTCCCATTCAGATATCTTTCGAAACAGCTTCATGTATCCGTTGTCTGTGCACATTCCTGATTCCTCAGTCTGTATGATGCATAACTGACTTTTCTTCCATCGTTGTCGATGTACTCCAACCTGTCTGTAATGATGTCGTAACCATCAGATCGAAGGTTTTTAATTCGTGCCGCCAGTCTCATGCACCCAAACGTTAATGCATCCTGTGGTGTGATGCTTCCTTTGTCCTGCATCCACCTAAGAATTTTGATTTTCTGCGAATCATTCCTCTCCATGATCGCCTCCGAAAATACAAATAATGGTCTTTGGTTCCTTGCTGTACTTTTTGAACGCCGAGAGCATTACGATCTGCTTGTCATCCGGAAACGCAATTCCATTTAATCCGTCCAAGACTGCCTTGACGATATTGTCGATATCTGGTTTTTTCAGATGTTTAACTGTCCCATCTTCAATAGCCCTTAACACCTTTTTCGTTGTGCTTTTCGGAATCGGCATTTCTGCGATAATGTCAATTCTCAAGGCTTCAGATTCACCGAACTGTTTTGCTCCGGAATTAAGAAAAGCGTTTGCAACTCTCGATTCAAATTCCTTCGTTTTCCGGGTGTTGTAGCAACGCCCAGTTCTGGTGAATCTTGGTCTTGCCTTCCCAACCGGATCACCGGGAACCTCAATTCTTACACTGTTCATAAGCTCTCCATGTTGCTTTGATTCTTTCGATCTCGTCCGGGCTTGCTGTCTCAATGCCGTGCTCTTTAGCTTCATAGACAGTCCCATCAATCAGCCGTGACATTTCTTCCGTGTCGTATGTGTGGCTCCCTCGTATTACCCAGTACAAAGGCAGCTCACCGCTGTCTGTTGATACCGTTCTTCCAGATGGCCTGTAATGTTCTGTGATGCTCTTTGTCCAATCGAACGTAGGAGATTTCAGAGACCACTCAAAAGCCCCGTCTGTGACCTGTTCTGCCCCGTATTCAGCAAGCAGGATATTGTGCATTTCCGTCTTGCTGACGTGCCGCTTCTCTGCGATCTTGGTACACAACACCCAGTAATAATCATTGGCGTTTAGTGTCCGCTTCTTCCGGTACGGCTTCAGGACGATGGAAAGAATCTTGTCTTTCAGTTCTTCGACCTTTGCAGGAACCGCCTCAACCTCGATGGTTAAGACGGTTGTTCTGCTCTGGAAGGACTGCTTGATGTCAATTAGCTTTCCCTTCGTTTCCATTCTTCCCGGCTCTCTTCTTGATCTCTTCCATAGCCTTCACATACTGTCCCTTGGTGATGTTGGGCCATGTCTTGAATACTTTAGATACGTCCTCGACATTGAAAGCCTTCTTGGTCATAGCTTCCAGAACTGCAAGTTCTGCCGATCCGCACATCTCGTTGCTGTGGTCTTCTTCCTGCGGCTTTACGGTCAAGGATTCCGCATCATCATCCGTAGTAGCAAGGCCATAAGCCATAAGAAGCGAATAGCGTCTTGCATAAGTAAGAGCTGATCCGTACTGCTGAACCGGATTAACCTTGTTCCCGGAGAGCGCACCGGATTCAAGAACCTTGCATCCTCTGATTGGCTTACTCTCTTTGCCTTCCTCATCTACTTTGACCGTCCAGATATAGTCATTCCCATCTACCGAATCAATGTACTGGTAGTAGGACTGACCATTCTCTTCGATCAGTTTGTTGATCTGTGCGAGATCGGTGTATTCGTACCCGTATCCCTTTTTGTTTTTGGTCAATCTACTCTGCATAATTTCTCCTTCCTGTTACTGTTTACGGTTGCCTTTGCTTCACATTTCGGTTCCATCGCAATGCAATTCAGAGCCTTTTCTGTACGTGGCTGTTCTTTTCCTATGCCGTTCAGTTCATGGCAGTTCCGTTGCACAACAATTCAATTCCCAGCTACACCTCTGCTGTGCATTTCTATGCTTGTCCATTGCGACTCATTTCAGCTCATTGCCTCTGCTTTGCTCTTCGGCTCTATTCCATGCCCTTGCGTCTCCTTTTCTTGACCTCGCTGTTCAATGCCCTTGCATTTCGTTTCCAGACCTGGCCCTGCTGTTCTTGTGCTTATCCGCTCTGCACGTTTCCACGGCAGTTCCATTCAGTGCTTCTCAGTGCCTACGCCTTTCCTAACCACGCTCTGCCATTCCATTTCCTTGCTACTCTGGGCCACTCTATACCCCTGCCAAACCTAACATTTCCACTGCAATGCATTTCTTTTCTCTTCCATCGCCTTTCAAGGCTGATCAATGCCGTTACAGATCAGTGCGTTGCTTTTCCGTTGCGTTGCATATCTATTCCGCAGCCTTGCGACTCAAATCAATGCCATTACTAAGCCCTTCTCTGCTTTTCCTATGCATTGCGCTGCTTTGCCTTAGCCTAGCTTCGCTGTTCCCATGCGGTTCAAGGCCGATCATTTCCTACGCGTTGCTAATCAATGCCATTACTTAAAGATCGTTGTGGGCTTATGGTTGATTTCGTGCCAGACGAAAGCACCCTTGCCGGAGTTTCTCCACTGTCCTAACCCGTTGAACTTTCCGTAGTCCAACCATTCAGAAACCAACGGCCAGTCCCCGTCATCAAGCATGACCACATCAAACTCAATCCACGATCCCTTTTCGATGGAATCGGAATCTGCAATTGCTACTCTAGGCCCCTGCATGGTTTCGGCTCTCAGCGGTCGCTGACATTCACCGACTCCGGCCTTAGTCATGTGGATTTTGATTGCTCTGGATGACGGATCGTCTGCATCCGGGAAAACGAAGATTCCAAGGTCAATCTTTTTCTTGTACGCCTTGACCTTGCTGGACTTGCTTCCGGAAAGTCCTCTCTGTGCGGCACACGCAGATTTGAAAAATCCCTTGATCTGGTAGTTCCAGAAGATCGGATTTCCGCTCTCATCAGTAGGAAAGATTGTCTTTCCCTTTGCCCTGAACTCATCCTCACCGATTGCGGCGATTTCCTCTTCCTTCGTTGCGGCATCCGGTGCCTTCGAAGATACGTAAGATCCGTGAATATCCGGATCGCCCGGAGCCGTTCCAAGTACGTCATCAATGAAATCAATGTGAATATGCTTTGTAATCATCCCTTAATCCTCCGTGTAGTTGTCCCAATCGTCCTGCTCTGTTAAATCGTCATAGTCTCTTTCTTCTTCTCTGGTTCCGCGCATCTGCTCGTTGTACCAAACCTCCGCATCAAATTCCGGATTCGCTGTCATACATTCTCCAATCTGAACGTCTGCGGCTTGCTGAACAGGTTCGTTCCGTCCTTGATCGTTGCGGTTACTTCTCCGCGAGCCGTGACTGTAATCGTTACATCTCCCTGCACTTCATCGCAGATTTCGCTAATGGCACTCACTGCAACATCAAATTCCTTCATGAGGATGCAGTAAGGGATCTTCGGCATATCAATGCAGCAAGGGATCTTCTGCACATCCTCGGCCATTTCAACGGCCTGCTCTTGTAACTTGTCTTCCATCGTGTTATCCTTTCTTTATCCCAGATATGTTTTTGAGGGCTTTGTCGTGTCAGCGGCGGCTCTCTTTTTTTGTGCCGATCAAAAAAGCGGCAATTCCGATTGCTACGTCTACTGCGAATGCGGTATACAATCCGCAGCCGTGAAGCAGAAATCCGATGATGATACACGCCATCCCTAATCCAGCCATCCTGTTCACCTCCCTTCTACAAAGACTTTCATGTCCGCTTCCGTAAAATGCAGGAAGCGATGCATTTGCTTGATCTGTCCCCTTGTCCATTCCCCATCGTTCATTCGTTTCCACATCGTTGTGTGGGGAATCCCTGCTTTCTTTTCCAAGTCACCAAGATTTATGCCGGCGAATGAACAACGGCCCTTGATGATCTCGGAAAATGTCGGTTCGTGCTTTCTCATCTTCCCTCCGCAAGTTCCCGTTTTGGGGACTTATTGAACAAAAAAAATCTTGTCTCTTTCAGCTCTTGTGAGACGAAGCGTCTTTGTAAGCCCCATGATTTCTGTGTCGCAAAAATGGCCGCGACCCTTTAACCGATTACAGAGCGTAGGCCGCTTCATTCCACACTTTCTTGCAATCGCAGCCTTTGTCATTCCGCTTTCCGCAATCTTACTATTAAGCATCTGTAAGTTTGCCATGTCTTCTCCTTTCCTTCTTTTTCAGTTCCCGTTTTGGGAACTGATTATGTTTTATCACAAGTTCCCAAAGGCGTCAACTATTTTTTGAAAAGTGTTCCCAAAATTTATGTTTGGTGATATGCTGAATTTATAAAAAGAATGGAGATTTAATTATGGAAGAAACTATTTATCAGAGAATAAAAAAGCGGCGTTTAGAACTAGACATGTCTCAAGAAGAACTTGCGAAAAAAGTCGGTTATAGCCACAAAACCGCAATATGCAAAATAGAAGCTGGAGAGCGAAAGTTAAAAGAAGATGTTATTTCAAATCTTGCAAAGGCTCTCGACACAACGCCGGCATACCTTATGGGATGGCAGGATGAAGATGATAGACGCGAACGGATGGCGCGTTTCTACTATAGATATGAAGAGTTGTCCGATCTGGAACAGGCAATGGTACGGAAGATCATGAACTGTGATGAGGACTTTAATAAGTTAGGAAAGTAATTTTTAACGTGTTTTAACTCGTTCTAACGCGTTTAACTCGTTCTAGTCAAAGATTTAGTCCAAGATAGTCCAAGATTTAGTCAAAGAATAAGCAAGTATAAGCAAGAATAAGCAAAGAATAAGCAAAGAATAAGCAAAGAATAAGCAAAGAATAAGCAAGGTTTACTCAAGAATTTACTCAAAAGAAAAAGCCGCCCTGCATAACAGAACGGCTCTTCCTTGCAACAATCAATATTCACTTTAGTAACAAGACCATTATACCAAACTAAAAGAAAAGCGTCTAAGGTGGCAGCCCTAGACGCATCAGCAAGTCCTACAACCAACACGATTGAAAGGATAGGAATAATATACCATGAAAGCAGTGAAATTACCATCCGGAAATTGGCGTGTACAAGTCTATCTGGGAAAGACGGAAGACGGAAAGAAGATCAGAAAGTCCTTTACCGGAGAAAACCGGAAACAGGTAGAAGCAGAAGCACACCAGTTCTTGATCAGCCATGAAGAAGTGAACAGATCGGATTCGTTCGGAGTGATGGCAGAACGGTTCATAGAAGACCGCAGAGCCGTTTTAAGCCCTTCTACCATAAGAAGCTACATCCATATAGCCGAGCGGTTAAAAACGCGTTCTGTGTCATTCTGGGACGGTTCTGCGTACTCAATATCAAAATACGATATGCAAGGCGTGATTGATCATCTTGTTGAGGATGGGCTGTCACCGAAAACAGTATTGAACTATCATGGATTTATATCCGCAGTATTAGACTATTCAGAAGCACCAAATCCGCAAGTCAGACTTCCACAAAAGAAGCGTCCAAATCTCAATATTCCAGATTCGGAAAAGGTAAAAGCTGTTCTGGACGCCGCAAAGGATACAGAAATCGAGCTGCCGATCATGCTTGCTGCATTCGGGCCACTCCGCAGAGGTGAAATATGCGCTCTGAAATGGTCTGACATTCAGGGAGATGTGATCCACGTTCAAAGGGATTGCGTCCTGTCTCCGGAGAAGAAGTGGGAATACAAGCTACCAAAAACACTGACATCCGACAGGTTCGTAACGATGCCTGGATTCGTCATGGAGAAGCTGAAAGAGATTCCGAAAGCAGATCAAGATGGATTCATCTTTGGCATGAACCCTAACCAGATCACGGACAAGTTTAGAAGGCTGTTGAAAAGGGAGGGGATAGAAGACTTCCGGTTCCATGATCTCCGGCATTTTTGCTGTTCCTATTTGCACGGAATGAATGTTCCGGATATATACATCATGCAGAGATCCGGTCACGCTACTACTGCTACACTGCGGCAGATATATACACACACGCTACAAAACCAATCAGAGGAAGAAACAAAAAAGATCATTTCCGGTTTCAATTCCATAGCAAAATAAGTTTTTGAGTATGGCTAGAGATTCTAGCCATATTTTTTTGCTTCAATTTTGTGTGTCGTGTGCACTTTCGTGTGCACTTTTTCTGAAAAACGGTGAATTTCACGTTCCGCAGAGTGAACACAGCGTTCCGTTTGAGCATCAAAAAACCTTGTATTTTCAACGTTTGTAACCACTTTCGTTGAAAACACAAGGTTCTTGTAAAAGTGCCGCCAGCGGGAATCGAACCCG